GTATGGTGTTAGTTGTTGCCTTTCTATCTTTCGCAACCTTCTTTAGAGAAATGCCTAGCAGTATTCCTTTGTCTGCCAACCTATACACTTCAGCATTGAGTTCGCCCCAACTGCTTGTGCTTTCTTTAAGAGGCGTACTTAGAGGTGGCGCAGTTGATGCCCATATATCGCCTGGATTCCATTTATCATTTGAGAAACTTCCAGGTGCTTGCTGCGCTTCAGATTTTTTATCTATTTTATGCGTTGCCTTTTTTGCCTCATAGAGATTTTCCATGAAGAGAGAACCACGATGAAAATAAACTGGTACTTTCATCTTCTTGCCGAAATGTTCGTAGAGTACGTTTGCAGACTTTATATAAACATCATTCGCTATCCAGTCTGCTGGACCTTTGGCAAGGCAATCTTTTAGGGATGCAGATGCTTTAACATACTGACCGCCTTTCTTTAAGTCAGCAGGAGATGCTGACGCGATCTTTTTCTTTGCAACGTTGAAGACATAAGAGCAGTAGTAGCATTGGAGGGACTCCGTCCATTTGGTGTCATCAGCACCACCACCAGAACCAGAACCCCCACCAAAATCTGGGTCTTTAAATACTTTAGTGTAGGCAACAGTGGTAATAACTTTTGTTTTATTTCCAACATAATAAGATAGGGTTTTTTTCTTCTTATCGTACTTAACCCCAGTAACTTGCTTTCCATTCTTATCCTTACCTATAATAAAGGGTCGGTTTTCTTTTATCTTTGTTTCGAAAATAGCATCACGACTGTCTCCAGCATATGTACCACTAGATGCGTTTTTTTTCATATCACTTGCTACCAATTCTGGCATGCTATATTCATCCCCTAGTTTGTCTCTTTATTTATACTCCATTTGAGAAACGCATTATAGATTTCATCTTCCAACTTTGTCGCCTCAAGTTCCCACGGCATATCACTTTCAATCCTTGGGTCATAGTGGATATTGATGCCTTGCCAACGCTCACAATGCGTTGGTGCTTTGGGTGCAACCAGTTCACGCTTGAGATACTGCTTTGCGTGAACCAGTTCGTGACCAAGTGTTTTTAGTTTATCTTCTCGACTTATAGACTCGCCCATAGTTCTAGTTGCTATGTCAATCTCTGCTCCATAGTTATCTCCCCAGCAAAGACCGTAAGAGTCACCATCAATGTTCCCGTACTTTAATCTAACAAGTACGTCACCACGCAGTTTATCAAGACCAATGTATCCTGATGCAAAGTCAGCATACACTCTCATGTATGCTGGCATATTTTTAGACAGGTAAAGGTTCATGAGTTTGAGTCACCTTGTAGTATTGCTGGAGGTCAAACAAGAACATATTTCGGATGCCATCGTGTAAGTCATAGGTAAAAACGCGAGTCGCGAGTTCGTCCTTCGTCTTACCACCAATATTCAATACTGCAATTTGCTCAATTTCAGTCCCATACATTTCATCATGTCCAATAGCATACGCAGCACACTGCTTGACATAGTTTTTTGTTTGTGCGGGAGTCTTGAGTTTATTGGTTTTTTTGTAATCCCATATTGTAGTCTTTCCGCGAAATATTCCAACTCCGTCAAACTGTCCTCGGAAACGATTCACCTTAGAGATGACTCCTTTCTCCTTTGCCCAGACTTCGTCAATATCGACACCAATATCCCTGTTAAAGATATCAAGGATCGCTTGTTGATATTCATCAATTGCAGAATTTTCTTCAAGGGTCTTATGTGCCTTGCGCCCTTCTCTAACCGCCTTACCTATTACAGAATTTTTATCCTTCATCATGCGTTGCATAATTTCATTATCTTTAGCATTTAGAGTCCTCCATACCTTACTCGGTGATGGATACTCTATGCAATTGAACATCTTACTCAACTTTGGAAGTGTCAGGTATTCGTACATTACGAATTCTCCAATTCTTTCAATGGGTCAACGAATACAATATCGTCTGGTACATCTTTAATAACTATGTCTGAATTTTCTCCAACATACTTCATCAGTGCAACTTTTCCACCGAGAACTTCAATTGGCAGTTTATATTGCTGCTCAAGTTTTTCTCGCTTGGTGTCAGATAAACTTACATAGTCTTCAGGGTGAAGTAGAATGCGTGATCGTTTTGAACCTGTACTAACCCATCTCTCAATGCGTTCTGAAAGTGGTCGTGTGAATTCGGCAATTGCCATAGGTAATCTCCATTGAATAATCGGAAGACACATTATTGTGGCCTATTCCTCCATTCAATGTAACCATTATACTCTTTTGGGGGTGAAATGCAAGACCTAGAATGTTAATGTAATCAACAACTTACGGAGGGGGCATTTTGAGGGACTAGGATAAGGCTGACGCTATTAGTAGTGTTAGCATCACTGACCAATAACCATACTATGAATGTTAACGAACATCGGGAGCAATTGGAGAAATATTAAACCTCCCAGCAGTAGATATGTTGTGCGTTCGAGTTTTCTAACCCTATGCTCAACCTCATTGATCTGGTTTATGATAGATTTCAGCGAGGCATTGGTTTGATCGCCTTTGGTTTTTAAAACCGCTATCTCTACTTTAAGTTGAGAATATCCCTGTTCTACTTTTTCGTTATTTATCATCGAACTTTAAATCCTATCTGTTAGTATGGGAATAAATTGAATAAACACTAAAATGATAATAAAAAAATAAACAGACTTTTCAATTTTCATAACTCTATTTTCGACTCTGCCTATCTGGTGTCTCAAATTTTTAAGAGTCCCTTCCATGAGATCATCGCCCGTCCTATCAATATTTCTCCTATCTCTTCCATCATTCATCCTTGAAACGCCCGACTATTATTAGAAGTTTCTTTTATTTATACTTTTTATCTAACCCAAGCATGTCTTTTCTAACTTTTATTAGATGATCAACATGATTTAAATTCAAGGGTTCTTGGTTAAAGGCATCGTGCATATGAGAAAGGTCAACTTCACATTCCTCAAATGTATCCCCTATCGCTGCTATCGCTGCCACACTGTAGAGAGTTACGCGACCTTCGTCATCATAGTAAACTTCGTGTATGGCATAACATGGGTCTTCTGACCCAGGACGATGTGCCACTCTATAATTCCAAGTCACATTATTACTCCAATCTGCCTTGCTGTTCTGCATATAATTTCCTCAAATCCATGAATCCTTCAATCCAGTTATCACGATGTTCAACGAACACCTGCGTCCCTTCTGGATGAGCAATAATAGTTACAAGTTGGTCTACTGGAATACCTGTTCGCTCTTCGAACATAACAGCATACGCAGACTCTTGCTTGAAGTAATTATTTATAAACTTTCTTGGTTTCTCTTTTGATGAAGTCTTCCAATCAATGATAGAAAGTCTGCCATCAAACTCTGCGACAAGGTCAACCGTTCCCGCAACTTGAAGATGATGAGAGAACATCTGTCCTTCCACCATCCTAACATTATCTATACGCGCATCAGCAACATCGCGCAGACCAGCAAACAATGCCCTAACATTTGGCATCATTTTCTTCTGCTCTTCACCAAGGATATGACACTCAATCATTTCGTGAACGTCATTACCTTTAGAGAGTGCCTGTGTGGAGACCCTGTTTGCCTCCTGCTCACCGACACGCTTCCGCCACCTATCTAGACCTTTCTTACTAGAAGGATCAGCAGACAGCACTGTGGTGACCGAGGGATAGGGGTTCTTGATGATCCCCTCGCTGTCGGTGTAGTGTCTCTTCCCGCCTATGTCGATCTGTTCCAATAGTGGAATATCTGTTATCAACTTCAAGTTGTATTTTTTCATTCTATCTTCGCATTCTCGCAATATCAATTATCTCTTCTTTATTTAGGATTGGAATGGCATTTGACTTGTGAAGCACACTGATGCCCTTGATTAGTGTTCCTGTATATTTGTTGTACTTTGGTCCAACACATGCACCCTTGCTTTGGTCTGAGTCAACAGACTTATACTGTGTAGTGTCTCCACGCATAACACGAACTGGTGCGTCTGCTATCGGTTTGAAGTCCTGAGATGGGTGCTTTTTGTACCGCTCCCCACCGACTGCTTTCTTCTTTACCTTGCGACCATTGAAGTCGTGTGATGTAGAATAATATTGTCTCATAGTGCTACCTTCCATTGCAATGCTGTGGGTAGTTGTGGGATGCCATCCTTAGAGTAGTTGTGAAACTTGACTGTTAGAATCTCGCCAACACATGCATCTCGCTCTTTCCACTCTAGTGCTTTCTCATGCATGTTACCTGCTGCTGTAACATTGAAGGTTCCACCAGACTCGGTCTCGCAAATCCAGACGGGAACGCGATATGTTTTGTCTCCGCGAATGTATGCTTTGCCTTCTTCGTAACCGATGACCTTGAACTCTGCATCGTGAAACTCTTTGACCTTGAGCAACTTCTTAGATCGCTTATCAACCTGATAACCGTCTTTGCCGAATCGAATCATCGTGCCTTCCATTTTAAATTCACGATATTTTTCGTGCTGTTGCATCGCTTCTTCAAGACTCCTGACCTCTGTTGTCTCAGTCCACTTTATTGGGAATGTGGAAGAAGGAACAGATGTGTCGTATGCTTCCCAAAGCATTCCGCATCGCATCCAAAACGGGTAACCACTCACGATATCGTATACCCAATACTCAACCGATAAGGATGCTTCGGGATTCTTCTTTGCTCCCTTGATAAGACTCGACACTTCCTGTAGAGTTTTGCCGTGAAGATAAAGTTCGCCATCAAGATGAAGATTCTTCAGATCGCAAGATTCTATCGCCTCGACAATATGCGGAAGGTCGATAACTTTTCCTGACCGACTGTATAAGACTCCATCCTTGTAGAGTGCGCGGTGTCCGTCTAACTTAGGTTGAACGAACGCAGTCTCCCAGTCAATACTTTCTGGTTTGACTTTATCAAGTTGTGCCGCAAGCATAGGTTTAGGTAAACCCAATGCGTTAGTCGATGTGACTTGTGCTGCCTTGATGGTGTCAACATACCCTTTGTCAATCTTCAACCGTGACTTAGATTCCAGTTCAAGAATCGCCTGCTCTTCGGGTGTGGTCTCGTTTGACCGACCGATGTTTTTACCGACTGCGGTATGCTGACTGGTAACTGCTTTGCCACCTATGACAGTTGCACTGCGAGAAAAAACTATGTCTCCCTCAGTCCAACCTTCCCAGATGCCAACACGACCATTATGGTTTTTGTACAATGTAATCATATTACTCACTTTGGATAAATTGCGAATGTGACTGCGTCTTCTACAAGGCAAGTTGCCTGTCCTAGAATACCTGCGCGTCTTGGACCGCGATACTTAAATCTGCAACCAGAATATGCGAGTGCGCGAATGACAATGTTATCGCGATATCTCATTGGTATGTTTTTGTAAATTGACATTTCGTTTTCGGGTGAAATGTAATCAAAAATATTCATTATGCTGCTTCTCTCATCTTGTTGATTTGCTTCTGCATAGACTCTATGATCCTTGCTTGATTATCGCAAAGGTCGCGCAACTCTTCGAGTTCCTGTCTTCGCACCCTATTGGCATCGTCTGCACCGAGGACATACGCCCGACTCATTTTATCTGCTACTGATTCTTTCATTACTTTCTTCCTTCATTTCTCTATTCAATGTAACCATTATACCGTATTGGGGATGAAATGCAACCCCAGAAAACCCAATGGAATCAATGGGTTAGGGGATATAGAAAAGTCAATGGAATCAGTGACTTAGGAGTGGTATGACTATGCATACCACGCCACCGCTCACTCTCCGTGTTCTTCTTCGTGAACGTGCAGGGCGATAATGCCGTAGTGGAGAACCTTCAATAAATCCTTGCGGTTCCATCCGTCTTTCTTTCCGTATCGCTGGGAGTATTTCATAATGTTGCCGATGCAGAATCCAGTTCCGTGTCCACCATCAATAATGAATTCTGTGGACTGGATTTTATCTTGTGCGTAATGTTCGCCATAGGTTGCATCGATATACTTGGTCAACTCTTCAATTAATTTATCTTCACTGTAACGATAATCTATTTCATTTGTATTTTTAATAATCTTCTCCTTCAACATATTGTGTTCGTATTGAGTCTAGTGGGTCTTTCGACCTCAGTCTTCTTTCCATATCTTCTGCGGGTGTATCTTCTGTGCCATCAAGCAAACGGTCTATGTAACCGTTTATTAATGCGCCCATAGAAACATTATGCCTCTGTGCGTACCGCTTAAATTGCAAATGCTTGTCAGGTGTTATCCTGATATTAAATAGTTTGGTTGCTGTTGTCATGTTAGTCCATTCTCTTTTCGATATGCATCTACTTGTGCAGTAAACTCTTCAACGGTCTGTCCATAAGAGTGCGCCAACTCTGCCATCCTAAATCTTTTTGTTGACTTGAACCAAGAAGGTTTCTCCCGCTTAGTCCAGACCATATCAAAGTTGTCTCGCTTTGACCAATAGTAATCTCGGTATGACTGTATGGGATTTTCTTCGTCAATGCAATAAGGTGCTGCACCCATCGCCAAAGGAAACGGTGTCAACTCAAGACTTCGGTTTATGTTACAGGGAGGACTCCTCAATAACCAGTTTAGTTTGTAGTAGGTCTTATGATCCTTTTCGTATCGCCAAGTGTATTCTTTAGCGACCGCATCAAAGAATCGAAACGCCCACTTGTAGTTAGCAACGGTCTCTCGCGCCCATACTGTGCAAGGGTGATTGACATGGCATGCTTTGTAGAGAGACTTTTCGCGCCTATCAGGAAGAACCCACTGCTTCTGGTTGCGTCCTAATTTGGTCTTGCCGATGAACTCTCTACCGTCAACAACACGATGTACTGTTGATAGCATCTGTCCTTCTTCAAGAACCATCTTGACCACATGTGAATCACAGAGTGACCTAGCGCATGCTTCTGGTGTAGTTTCAATTTTAAATCTATTCATAGTATATTAATACTCATTCAGTTCATCGTATATTAAGATGCTTCTTTATCATTTTCACTTCCGCTTTCGTAATATTCTGCCCGTCATCCTTATATTCATCACCTGAAATAGCAACATCGTAATCGTCTTCGGGGATATCGTCAACTTCTTCCACAAGTTTATCCTCAAAGTATTCTGGTTCAACATTTACTAGTTCCCTTATGATTGGTTCATACTGTGGCATTACTCTAGGTTGCACGATTGGCATCTCAATCTCTTCATCCAAGTTTGTAACATTGTCTGGCGAGACCTTCATATTGCCATCGTCATAGAATACCTTCGCCATCTTCTTATCACGGAACCCCATAGATGCTGCGAGTAATAGAACAATTGCCAGTGGGTCAAATGTAATGATCAATAGTATGATAACCCATCGCACTGCTTCATCAAAGTAATCAACTGCTTGGTCACCATAGATTAACTCTGCAATGTATTTCAACGGCCCAACTTCAACTTCCAATTGTATCTGCGCTTGTTTAACAGGTAACAGTTTATCCTGTAACGCTTCTATGTTTGCGTATGATGTGTTGATATCATCGTTGAGGGATGCGCGTTCTTCTGCCTGATTCTTACGCACTGCCATCGCGCCTTCCTTTCCGCGCACCCTATCATATTCTATCAGCGTTTGCACTTGGGCATCCAACTGTCCCATAACAATTTCTGCATCGCCTATTTTTCGTTGCTCGTTATCTATCTGTCTTTCAAGGTTTTCTATTTTCAGTTCGTTATTACCACCGCTCGAAATTGTCGTTTCAAGATGCGCTTTAGATAGAAACCCAAAGATGCCCAGTGATGTAATCACCATCAGCAATACAACTGCCGATGTTAAATACGACTTCATCAGTAGTGGTGCTTTTCCCCAGTTACGATGCAACCAAGTTGCAGTCACAAGTTTACCGACTTCAAGCACTCCACCCATGATAGCAATCGGTATAACTGCCCCTGAAAATATTGCGATAAGCCCGAGTATAGAATACCATGCGGCAACACTGGCAATTGCCAGTGCTGTTAGTAGTGTTAGATAAAGCATTTTTAATTTCCTGCTATATAAAAAATATGACTACCTTCCTGTTTAACTTTTCGCATACTAGCAACCCAGTACGGATTGACTTGTGTATTGTGATACCACATCGCACCTTCTACACTATCATCCCATCTATTGTCTGTAGTACTTTTTTCGACTCTGTGGGAGTAGACAAAGTATGCCACTCGCCACGCAGAGTCCCATGAATTAGGTTCAAGAATTTCGTCAACCTTACCATCGCAATACCAAGAAAACTGACATTTATTTTTTATAGGTATTGGTCTGCCATCTTTCCAAGAAGGTTTCGTGTACCCTTGCTTTACCACACCACAAAGTGTATCGGGGAACCGTTTGGATTCCATTCTATTTATACTAACATGAGCAACTGCAAGTCTTCCATTAATATTTTGATCACGGGATTCGTGATATATATTTTCTGCAAGACATAAGACTTCGGGGTCGCCATGCTCAACACCATTGCTACTCAATGAGATAGAACAAGCGATAGTAAAAACTAGTAATCTCATTAAGACTCCGCAACCATTCTAATCTTTTTCAGGTCTTCGTGATCGCCCGACATATTTAGTATCCTACCATCGCCCAACTCAACTGTAATAGTCTTGTGATACTCACGCGAATGTGGATACTCTGGATTCGCTGGTATCCTCAAGTCTAAACGAACACCTATGACTTCACCGAATAAAATATCGGAGTTTGGATTGGGTCGAAAGGAAACCATTTTTCCTGGGACATCAATTGATGGTGGAATGGACTTACGCGATTTCTTCGCAGGTTGGCGATTTCTCAGTTTAGCACTCCTCTTTGCTTTACGGTCTTTAATTCGTTTCCGTTGCTCTTTGCGTTTTTTACATTCTTCCTGAATGCGTTCTGGTGACATGCTCATTGAAAATAACTCTCTAGTGAATTGTATGATGTGTTATTCCAAGGATCGTCTTGGAAAGGTTTAATGAATGTTGTAGGAATTTCTTCCTTCAGGTTTTTAAACTTTCTTCGGGTCTTACTGAATGTCAGAGGTTTAGTAAACTTCTCCCATCCTTCATGACCTTGTTTGCGATACGCAATGCATCGCTCTTGTGTTTTGTTCACAAGATAATCGTGATTAGGTACTGGGTAAGGTGAACCACTCCAAACAGTAACCTCCCGCAGCATCCTAAATTCTGGTTCCATTAGATGCACTCCCTTGATACTTTAGATTTCCATTCTTGCGATTTCCAATCAAGCAGCAAATAAAATATTCCCGATAGTATCAAAATGACCAACCCTATTGCGGGTGAGACATATGACATAACCATTCCTGATCCCATCATGAATGCTAAAACGTATGATAAAATATTTCTAAACATTATTTAAGATTCCTACTCCAAGTACAAACAAACTTACCGCATTGAGCATTATCATTGCTCGGTCTTTCCATACGATACTAACAAGTGACCATCCCAACACTCCAAAGAATGTTACTATCAGGTCATAACTTTTATAGTCTCCCTCTGCTGACCGGAACGCTATTCCTATCAGTATCAAAGCAGACGCAGTCCACTTCAATAACCAGAGACTTTTTGATTCACTATGCATTATATTCCTGCCCAATTCAATCGCAGTTCTTCATCTTCAACATGTCCACGCGCAAAGTTCGTTGCAGGTGCGTTCCATCCTGCTGCTTTGAGGATGTCGCCAACCTGAAAACCCTTTGTCGCTTTCTTGACGATGAACCCGACAACCGATTTTCGGTCTGATTCTTCAGTGCGGATAACCCTGATATAGTTTGGTCCTTCGGTAAAGATAATCTTGTATCTCTTCTCAGCATCAATATCGTATTGCGTTCTACCACACCATTTTGCATAGTCGTTTTCCAATGCTTCTTTGACTCGCGCCTTTCCTAATTCTAAATCACACATATTACTTCTCTTTCCTTTTACTTTGCTTCAACATTTTGTGGGGCATACAGTCCTTCAATGCCTCGGACTTCGTTAAGGACTCGTATGCGCTTGGCAGTAAATCCAGTGATAACACCACTTACCCAGGCATCACTTCCTGCACACTTTACCCAAACTGCTTGTCCTATTTTCATCTTTTTGTCTCTGTTTCTCTATTCAATACAACCATTATACCCTAACCAGGACCAAATGCAACCCCAGAAACTTCAATGAAATCAATGACTTACGTCCTATCATTGAAGCACACGACACTATAGCGACATAATTCTTTAAAATTAATCAATCCCATAGCATAATGGTTAAGATATACTTCGAGGTGCTTCTTGCCAAAAGTGTTCAAGTTGCTCATTTTTCTTCCTTTCTTTCTCATGAGTGAAGGCATACGCGGATGCGTTTTTGACTTTCCCCAATCGTGACCTTTGTTTCCCATCTTTTTTCCTTTGCTTCTCTATTTGATGTAACCATTATACCAGAGTGGAGGTCAAATGCAACCCCAGAAACTTCAATGAAATCAATGGGTTAGAGTGTAAGGAAAAGTGCAATGAAATCAAGGACTTAGGGGATTCTGGCGGGGGCGCGGTATGACTATGCATACCACGGTATTAGATGCTCATTCTTGTCATAAACAGCAAAAAGACTAATATGAGCATCTAAAATCTGCTCTTACTAACAACCAGTGCCGTATCGACCACAGTTGTACGCATTGGAATTCTGTTGCTGCCATCGCTCTTTGTTTCTATCATAAATTCCTTGCTGATAAGAACAATCTAGTGGGTCTGAATTGCAGACAAAGTTTGGGTATTGCGAACGGTTCGCTGACTCATACTGTCTCTCTTGCTGAACTACTCGATCCCTTTGCGGTTTAGTGACGATCCAATTAACTGCACTACTGATTCCAACGGAAATAAGTGCGTTTTGAACTTGGTCATTCATCGCATATGCTGGTGCTGATACTAATGCGGTTAATGCTATAGCGATACTTAGTCTTTTCATTTTTCTTCTTCCAATAATTGTAATTCTATTTCTTGTCGGGACTCACTATAAGTACCCCACTGATCTTCGCCTGTTGAGATAATTCGTGTAACAAGGAATTCTTTTCCTCCCACATCACCTTCGCAATCTTCTCTAATATATTTTAAACAATCTTTAATATTGTCAAACTCGCTTTCTTTAAACTTAAAAATCTCACTCATCTTATTTACTCACTGACAGGTATAACCCGATATTGGCAAATGCATAACCTGCATAGCATAGTGCCATTGGTATGTTCTCTTTATACGCTTGCTCCGCGCATATATAAAAATAAATAATTCCTGTAACTACTACTAACCAACCACTCACTTTTTATCTCCGTGTATCTGCGCTTGTTGCGCTGATACTTCATATAGGTTCCATTTATCTATAAGATATCTCATCGATAGATTCTCTATCGTGTAACAAAACGCCCATTGGTCGCCTCTTATTTCAAATATCTTTTTGCGACAATCTTCGTCATCCTTACCTTCAACAATCATATAGCATTTGTGGAGTCGTTCTCCACCTAGTGTCATATGCTCACTGCCGAAAGTAACCATTAGTTTCATACCGCGACCATTAACCTCGTTACCAGTTCTGTTCTTTCTAAGACACCTTCAAGAATATTTAGGTCTAGGTTGACATCAAAGTGATCTTCAATATCGGTAATGATTGTCATAGCAGTTAGACTATCAACTTGCTGATATAGTTCGTATCCCTCTTCTTCCAATACTTTGTCGATAATATTATTAATCGACTTCTGTTTTATTTCATTCATCTTCCTATCCTTTATAATATGCATATGCTGTAAAGTTGCCAGAGTCGTAACAGTTGACACCATCGATGCCCGTAGACATTTCGCGTTCTTCCCCTGCTTCCATGTCGTAGCATTCCTTGTTCTTTTTACCTACCACTTGCACATCCTTGTACTTGGCGAGTTCATTCCAGATGAACCTGCCTCCAAGTGACTGTTGAGTCCCTGCCTTGAGTGTAAGACCAATTTTCTTCATCAGGTATCGGTAGATTTTTGGTGCGAGTCCAAACCCTTGGTACTTGCTATCTATCTGCACCATTGATATCTCGTAGGATTCCTTGAATAGTCTTGCTCTACTCTTTTCAAGGTGAACGGACATGACACAATCTTGCTTCGCTTTGTTGCCGAATAGTCTGGCAATGTTTGAACGCTTTTCGCAACAAACTTTGATCCTCATGTATCCGTACCCCTTCGCCATCCACACACCTAATCCCTTGTAGGAACCAATCCTTGCGTACTGACTATCGGGTTGAAATGCCCCAAGTTTCTGTCGTCCTTCACCGTAAACTATGCGATTCATATTACAGGGTCTCTTTGATGAAGATAATGCATTGACGCATTTGCTCTTGGCTGAATTTAAACTTCTCACGCAATGTGACAAACAATGTTGCAAGATTTTCTTCTCGCGCCATCTTTATCAATGCCGAATCGATGCCCACTTGGAAACAGAGTTCATAAACATTGCTCATTGTGATATCTGTTTTTTCCATATTACTGTCCTTCGCTAGTTCTACCCATTTAGTTCTAATACTTGCGGGTATAAATTGGTTATCAATGTCTCTCATTACTGACTCCACTTTACAAGTTGCTCTTTGCCACCTTTCTTCCTTCCATTTCTCTATTCAATACAACCATTATACCCTAATGGGGGTCAAATACAACCCCTAAAACCTCAATGAAATCAAGGGGTTAGGAGGAGAGAAATAGGGTAAAATTGGTTGGGTGTGGTATTTGAGAATTCATTTTTTCTTTTTAGATTTCTCTTTAGAAATCCACTGTTTGGCAAGTTTATTGTCTGGACTTTTATTTGTAAACTTTGTGGCATCTTTGTATGCGCGTAGAGTCTCGGACTTATAGTCTTTACCCAACGAGTTATCAACTACGAGAAAATTATTTTTACCAAAGAAAGTCTGAAACATACCAATGTTCTTCTGTATGTTTTCCCACATCTTAGCAACCTCTGCATCAGGTAGTGATCTTGCGCGTTGTTGATTACGGGAAACTGCCGTTTCTTTATCGGTGTTTACAAATATCATCGCGATATCATAACCCAATTCTTTCATCATCTTTGCTTGATTCTTGAGTTTGACATGGTCGCGTCCTGTACCATCGACAACAACACCTAAACGTCCTTTTAAATATCTTTCTTGCTTCTTAGCAGTGAGTGCCTTTGCTTTACCGCGCACTAACTGACCTTCGTCAGAAAAGATGCCTTCAGGGTCCATAGTGATACCTGCTTTCTTCATGGCATTTTCAAACGCATCATCAGAGTTGACTACCTTATATCCTAATGCGGTCAATCCAGTCTTACCTACAATGAATGATTTACCGGAACCTGGTCCACCCGCTAGAAAGATTGCTTTGAATATAGCAGGATCATTTACACCTTCAGATATAAATTGATTAAACGTCTTCATTTTAACTCCAAATATTATTTGTCTGGATGTATTTATATATTTCTTTTTTCGTTTCTTTATTCAATACAACCATTATACCTTAATGATAGTCAAAGACTTGGGAGTATGGACAGTCATACCGCGCCACCGCTCACTTTATGACTCTTCCCTCCACCGACCGTGACGGTCGCGATACCACCCCACACCTTTTTGATCTCTACGGAGGTCTTCGAGTTGTTTTTCTAGAGAGTCCATACGATAAACCATAGAGAGTTCTTCCCCAGAAAATTCTTTTGGAGTCGGAGACTCGTATGCCTCTTCGAATTTCTCAACCTGTCGGAGTGTATCAAGGTCTCGGAGTTTGCCCAAAAGTATCAGGTTCTCTTCTGCGAGGTCATCGACCTTCACCTCTGCATTAGACATCCTGCTGTTTGCAGAGAGTGTGGACTGTTCGAGGTCTTCGAGGGATTTGTATGCGTCTTGGAGGTGCTTTTCTTTCAGTGCGAGTTGTCTCTGGAGTCGAGCATTATCATCGTGCTTCTCTGAGAGTTTCTTTCGAAGTTCTGCATTCTCTTCTGCGAGGTCATACTGGAATGCCTTGTTCTCTTTCCATGCGCGTAGACGTTCTGCGTCTATCGCTACATAGGTATCTTCCCTTGCAACAAGCAACTGTTGCAGTAAACGCGCATTCTCGTCTTCCTTGTCCATATTTTCTTGTTCAAGTTCTCGCATCTCAGCAAGCACAGAATTGAGGATTTTTTGCAAGTCTGATCCATCTTTCATTACTATCATTATGATTCCATCCATTCGTCAAAAGTTTTAATGTATTCCCCACTACCTTTCATACACGAAACGTAGATATTGTAGCGATTTTGCATCGCCTCTGCACTAGGATAACATCCTTTCCCATTATTCATTTCAATTCCCCATCATCATCAAATTCCATTGTGCCTTCAAGCAACCTGCGACATAACTCATTCGCAACTGATGTGCTTCGCCTCGACACTGACGCTTTAGTGTCGTGCATCCACCGCTTACTTTGCATCCGCACTTCTGCCTCGTATGCGTCATCGCGCATAGTGACTAGTTCTTGGTTGCTAAGTTCTTTCAAGTTTGACATAAAATATTTTCTCACTATTACTCTTGACCAAGTCCTCGGTAATCCTTTACCTCTCGGATTATCAGGTCTGCTGCATTTTCGGGATGCATGTCATCTGCATTCACGCGCACCAGTGCTTGAGCATCTGCCAATGACATATTGGAACCCAAAAGTTCGCCCACGGCATCGCTCATGTATCGTACATCGTAACGCTTATCCATATTATTATTTCCTAGTCCGTCAAATTTCATTCTTACAATCCCCAAGTGTAAAGTGTTGGCAATACCAACTGTAATAAAATCATCCCACCAACAACATACAGTGCGATTTCCATCTTCTCAATATTCGTTTTATTTTTCATCTTCCATCCTCTTTACAATTTCTGCGATCTTATCGACCACTTTAGTGTCGCGGATTGTTGCTTCCGTCTTCTCGCGATACTTGACTGCATTCCAACGTGCTAATGCTGCCTTATCACGCGACTCGTATCCGACATCCAGATCGACTCCGAGTGCTTCTGCTTCTTCTAAAGACATTTTCATTACCATGTCTCTCCTGTGAAGACTTTTGCTCCCAGAGTGATCTCGCAATCAGTGCGAACACTAAATGCTTTATTGCATGCTGCAACGACTGAAGTCGCCTCAACAATGACAAGATGCAACATACCCGATGCATCCATGTATTCTACTTTAAACGTTTTTAAACTTTTCATCTTTCTTTCTCTATTTCTCAATTCTTACAACTATTATACCAGACTGGGGGTCAAATGCAACCCCTAAAACCTCAATGGAATCAAGGACTTAGCGACTAGACCGCAGCAGTCTAAGTTTAAATCCTGCCCTGCGTTGACGCAAGGATGCACGAATCTTGTCCCTCCTGAGATTGTGAAAAGAACGCGACTGCTTATGCACCTCTCGCGCAAACTTGAGGTTTAACACTGGTGAGTTACCAGCAGCATAGCAAGAACTATCCAGCAAACGCCAGTCCCACTGTGCTGGGTTTCTTGCTTCCTTGCGTGACTGCAACTGCTCTAATGTAATACTCATCTTTCTTCCACTTCTCTATTTAATGTAACCATTATACCAGACTGGGGATGAAATGCAACCCCAGAAACTTCAATGAAATCAAGGGGTTGGGAGAGGGGAGAGTGGAGAGTGGATGGGCGCGGTATGCATAGTTATACCACATGTGGTATATAAGAATCTTATATTTTTCTTTCTAATTCTTCCCATTTCTTCAGGAAATCCTGACGGATTTTCTCTTGCCTAATTTTAGAATGTCGTTCAGGAACAGCATACCCGCTTTTGGGTTGCCGAGATGCATCATAGTAAGTTTCTGATAATGGTTTTATATTATCGTCTTCTTCTTCAGATAAACTATCGTTGCTCATTTGATACGAGCGAGTAAGCGATTCCCAAATTGCCATAATTATTCCTCTATTAAGAGCCCCCATTGGATAATAATGAGAGCGAGATGACCGCATTCTTTACCTAATTTCAATGTTACGTCAACGAATTCTTTATGGCGCAACTTCGTTAATGTTTTCGAAATCAGGTTCTTGGGGTTCCATACTTTCGAGTTCGATATAGTAATCTGGAAACTGAACTTTGTGTGACTCTATCATAAGTTCTTCAGTAGCAAACTCTTGAACGATAGCATCGTTGCGATAAGCAACATACTGTCCGTCACTGTCTCCTAATGCAAACGATGCACTATTGATAATAAAATTTCCACCTTGTTTTGTAACAATCATGTTGGCCTCCTAGGCTATTGGTTAGTTATTAAATTGAATTTTTCTGTTGTTAATTTTCTATCACATTCCTTCGTAAAGATCATGCTATTCCTCCATCTGCTATCACCCAATTGTCTGCACTTCCTAAAGTTGCTTTCGCTGTCGCTGCTGCGCTTCCTCCAGTGTATGTGCTAGCACCGAAGTTTGGTGTCAGACCTGATAGTACGTTTTGTGCTTCCCACTTGACTAGCAAGTTGTCGTACTGAGATGTAGTCATCTTGCCGCTAGTGATGAAGCTGGTGAGGCTGCCAGTGCTGGTAAGCCCTGTGACGTCCCAGTCCTCTACGCCAATCATGCTGGTTAACCCACCAGTACTTTGTAGCATATAACTCATATTCGTTACGTTTGCCGTATCAAAGCTAGCTACATCCAGACTGGTTAATACAGAACACCCTCGTAACATCTGATCCATCCGCGTTACTACTGAAGTGTCTGTTGATCCCGCTGTAAATTCAGTCAGGTTAGTACAGCCGTGAAATGCTTTATACAGACTTGTCCACCCTACCGTACCCAGATTCGTCACCCGCTTAATCTTAAGTTTATCGCTAGCACCGTTGTTAGCAAAGTAGATATTCGGGAACGTCCCAGTGATGCTAATCGTGTGGTCGCCAATAGCAGCATAAACGTGCGTAAATCCAGTGGAGGTAGTGATGTTCTGAACGGCAGTACCATCACCCCAATCAACGTCAGCATTAAAAGTTCCTGCTTGTGTCGGTATGGTGATAGTTTCATTGATTGCTGTAGTTGCCCAGACTGATTCAAACGCAGAAGGTTCTATACCTCCATCACTTATTGCATTATATCTGCCAGGAGATAACATCGCTGCTCTTGCTGTTGCTGCTGCACTGCCA